GATCATAGGCTCAAATGGTGGTTAGATATTTTATTGACCGTTAATCATACTGATACTAAAATATTGATTAAGGGTAATTTAATTGAATGTAAAAGAGGACAAAGTGTACGATCTTTAGAAACATGGGCAAAAGATTGGAACGTTACTAAAAAAACAGTTAAGGAATTTTTCGAGTTATTACAAAAAGACTCCATGTTGCTATACGAAGGAATTAAAATAACTACACGGATAACAGTTTGTAATTATGACAATTATCAGGATATAGTAAATACAAAAGAAACGAAAAGTAAACGCAAAGTAAACGGAGAGGAAACGGACACTACACCTAAACAAGAATGTAAAGAAGAAATAAAGAATGAAAAGAATGAAAATACTAATGCATGGCGAAACGATTTTTCTGTTTATTTATTAGAATGTAAACAAGGATATAAATTATTCATGGAAAATCCTGAGATGATAAAAACACAAGAAAGATTAAATCCATGTATTAATGTAAAACTTTCGATTGAGAAAGGTTTTACTAATTTTTGGGGGACAGAAGCCGGATGGAAACACAAGAAAAAAAGTAAGTCAAAAGAAATAGACTGGCAATCGACTATAATAAATTCAATAGGAATAAATAAAGTATATTTAACTAAAGAAGAGAACAAAATTAAAAATGATGTTTTTTCTAAATATGGAGTAAAATGATAAATGAAGATAATAAATTTCAGGCTTATGCTAATACTTTAGTAAGGGAAGTACCTACTGAAGATGTGGCATATTTGGTTGCATTATTTATGAAAGAAGCATCTATTAATATGGGTGTAGATAGTGATTCTCAAACATTAGAAAGAGTGATCTATTATGTTAAAAAAGAATATTCTTATATTCCGATTAACTTTATAGCTTCTGCTTTTGTTAAAGGATCTCTTGGTAAAATAGGAGATGGAAGGGGAAGACTTGTTCCAAAGACTATACACACGTGGCTTGGTGATGCGAGTTTAGATTATAATAGAATGATTGCAAGTTTAAAAGAAAAACAAAAACTTAATGATGTATCTATTGCAATGAATCTTCAAAAATATCCGGCTGGCTCTGCTATTGTAAAAAAAATAGAATGGTATAGGAAAGGAATACTAAACCTTGATGATTGGGATAAGATTCCATTAAAAGAACTAGCAGAAAAAATAAACGCTGGCATTTTTGTTACGCCAGAATTATTTGGACTTAAATTGGAAACATGATAAAAGTCATGTTTTAATACAGAAACAAGGTTGAACTTTGGTAAAAATTAAAAGTATGGGATTAAATAAGGCAAACGGCAATATGTACGAATGGGCAAAACCCTGGAATCCACTTGGTGGTGAATGTCCTCATGGATGTTCTTATTGTTCAACAAATAGTCTTAAAAAAAGATATGAGGCTGTGAGAAATAAGTATTCGGGGCCATTAAAATTGTTTTTTGATTATCCACCGCTTACAGAAAAGACGGTTTTTGTCTGTGGTCAAAATGATTTTTTTTCCGAGGATGTGCCAGAAAAATGGATAATAAATATATTGCAGCGGTGTAAAGCAAAAGATAATACATATCTGTTTCAGACAAAAAACCCTGCGAGGATTAAGCAATTTGCTCCACTGTTTCCTAATAAGTCAATTTTATGCACGACTATAGAGACAAATCGCTGGTATGAGCAAATGGGAAATGCCCCGGTAACAGGGAATAGGGCAATGGCAATGCATGAACATTATTTAGCCGGGTTCAAAATTCAGGTGACTATTGAACCGATTATGGATTTTGATTTAGGAGACATGGTAGCCCTTATCGAATATTGCCATCCTACAAAAGTTAATATTGGCGCAGACAGTAAGCATAATCATCTTCCAGAACCCTCAAAAGATAAGCTTTTAGCTCTTATAAACGAACTTAAGAAGTTTACTATCATAGATCAGAAACGAAATCTACAAAGATTATTAAGACGAAACGTGCGGATGGGATTTGAATAAAGGACTTTATTTATATGGCGTTTATGGTGTAGGTAAAACAATGTTTTTCAGAATATTTAGAGCTTACTTAAATGCCATAGGAAGGAGTTATACCTCGGTTACTTCTGATGAATTGTCATCAAAGTTTGCTCAAAACGGATTTGAATCAATAGAAGATTATTGTAAAATTAGAGCAAACATGAATGGAGGGGAAAGTCCTGTTAATTTATTTATTGATGATGTGGGACAGGGTTCTAATTCTGTTAAATATTTTGGAAGTGCGACTAATATAGTAGTAGAAGTGTTACAACGCAGATATAGGTGTTTGACAGAGGCCGGATTATTTACACATATTTCAACAAACATAGAGCCAAAGGAAATAAAGGAACTTTATGGTGAATATATTAATTCCAGGATGAAAGAAATGTTTAATCCTATTTTGTTTTATGGTAAAGATAAAAGGAAATAACATGACTTTTATCATGTTTTAATACAAAAACAAGGTTGAACTTTGGTAAAAATTGAAAGTTCAAAATCATGAGAATTAAAAGCGCAAAGTATTTTGTAGAACCAGGTCAGAGGTTTGGGATGCTAATTATTATAAATGAGTTTACTATTTTTAATAAATGGGGAATAAAACAGCGACGTGTGAATTGTAAATGTGATTGTGGTAATGAAATTACAACAAACTTGCAGTCAGTATTTAATCACACAAAAAGTTGCGGATGTTATCGCAGGGAATATTGGAGAAAGAGATTAACAACGCACGGGGTAGAATATGATCCTGTTTTTTCTGTATTTAGATCAATGCGTTCTCGTTGTTATTATAAAAAGCAACCGAACTACCCCGGATGGGGAGGCAGAGGTATTAGAATATGTGATGAGTGGTTACAAAATCCTGCATCATTTGTTAAATGGGCTTACGAGAATGGATATGAGAAGGGATTAACTATTGAGCGGAAAGATAATGATAAAGATTACTCACCAGAAAATTGCATTTTTACTGATAGATTGAGGCAGGCAAACAATAGACGTACCAATAGAATGATAGATTTTAATGATGAAACTATGTCGTTAGCCGATTTTTGTCGTAAATGGGATTTAGATTATTACAGATTACTCCAAAGGTTACGTAAAGATAAACCTATAAACATAGCTATATTGAATTGTGGCCATTATAAACCAATGAATAAAACAGATAAAGCAAAGTCAATTTATCAAAAAACAGAAAGGATATAATTATGTACGAATGGATAGAATTTATAATCTCTTACGGAGAGGGTTTTAATCCGGAGCAAATTAAAAACGAAACTCGTGAGGGAGAAATAGTTTATGCCCGTCAATTGATTCATTATTTTTCGGTATTATTTGATGTCGGAACTTTGAAATGGATAGGCGAACAAACCGGTGGTAAAGATCATGCGACAGTTATGCACTCTGTGAAAGTGATAAATAATTATCGGGATACCAATAAGACGAAAAGATCAAAAATTGATTATTATGAAAAATTGATTAATAAGTTAAAGGATCTCAACAAACAGGCTAACCAAGTTAAATCTATTGTTGCTCCTTTGGAAAGAGAAATTTCACAGCTTGAACAAAGATGTATAAATCTGTCTTTGCAAATATCGTTTATAAAATCAAATTTATCAACTTAATAAAAAAATTATGAAAAAACTAACTAAAGAAATTAAGGATTTTTGCGACAAAGCAAGAATAACTGTTGACCAGTTTTATGGCAAAGAAAAAATTAGTGGTTCCCTTGACCTGAGTAGCGTTCAGCAATTGATATCTGGATTTAATCCCACGGTAGGTGGTTACCTTGACCTGAGTAGCGTTCAGCAATTGATACCTGGATTTAATCCCACGGTAGGTGGTTCCCTTTACCTGAGGAGCGTTCAGCAATTGATACCTGGATTTAATCCCACGGTAGGTGGTTCCCTTGACTTGAGTAGCGTTCAGCAATTGATACCTGGATTTAATCCCACGGTAGGTGGTTACCTTGACCTGAGGAGCGGTTTAAAAACCACATATAAAAAATTACCGAGCGGTTATTTACTTTCTTGGCAGGATGATAAATATTTGTTAGCTGATGAAATTTTCACAGAAGTAATAAGTCATAGAGGGAATGTTTATCATGTTCGTAAAATTGCTTCAAAAGATATTATTTATTTAGTTACTGATGGCAATGGCAGGTGGTCACATGGAGAGACATTAAAAGAAGCAAAGTCAGATTTGATATTTAAAATCAGCGACAGAACAAAAGATGATTATAAACATCTTAAACTTACTGATTCGCTTTCTTTTGAAGATGCAATAATGTGTTATAGGGTAATTACTGGAGCTTGTTCTTTTGGGACGAAGGATTTTGTGTTAAATAGGCTTAAAAATAAGCAGAAGAAATATACTATTGCCGAAATTATCAAGGTAACAAAAGGCGAATGGGGACATAATACATTCAGTGATTTTTTCAATAAATAATAATTATGGAACCACTATCTTTTAAATCTACACTTATCGTAATTCTTATCTTCCTTATTTTTTTTGGTTTTTTAATTTGGATGCTTGTAAGTTGGGGACGGGAATTTAAGCGTAAACTTGAAGCCGAGCAACTTGAATACGACATGTTTTACCTTTGGCTGAAATCTTGTATTGAAAATTATTCAATTCACCGGGACAATTATTCTTTTCTCAAAACTAAACTTATCGAGTTAGGGCAACTGAAATATAAAGACAAAGAACGAACTTCTGTTTTGATAGTTCAGTTTTTTCGCAGGTTTGAGCGATTTGCTTTGGATGATGTTGATGAACATAGTCCGGAGTCTGTATTTATGGAGAATGATCTAAATTGACTATCTTTGGTACTGGTATCAATATTAACGTATATAACGATTATGAAAATGAGTATAATATTTCTTTTCTGCTTTCTGACATTACGGCTTTCGGCTCCGTCGAATCATATTATTTACATTATAAAGTCGGAAGCAATAATGCCTTACGAGGCCATAATAAGAGCCGTAACGACTGTTGAAAGCGCAGGAGACATGTATGCATTAAATAGACAAGAAAGCGCATACGGTGCTTTGCAAATACGCCAAATTAAACTTGATTGGTATTATAATGAGACAGGAATTAGGTATAGATTAAATGATTGTTTTAAAGAATCTGTGAGTCGTGAAATATTTGTCTATCATATGAATCAATATTCAGATGTGGATACCGGCATAAAAAAATGGAACGGATCAGGCAGAAAAACTAATGAATATTTGATTAAGGTTCAAAAAGTCATTGATTGTTTTAATCACAAATAATTTAACCCATGAAAAAAGATTTAATAATCTCAAAACAGAAAGAATTGATTGATATTCAAGCAATGGCAATATCATATTTTCGCAAGTATTCAGGAGAATCTGAAAGGATTACACGATTTATAAATAGTATCCATGAAAAGCAAACTGAACTTTCCGCTCTTGAAAACCAGTTGGAGCCGAAGCAAGAACTATTTTTAAAGCCTACCGATAAAGAATTAGTTGAAATTGCTTTGCTCTTTAATGATGGGAAAATTCAGAAAAGCAAATTAAGAGATATGGTTGCAATGTCAGAATTTATCATTGACCGACTTTATGAGCACGGAAATATTTCAAAACCTTCTTCAAAAGAATAATTAATAAGTAAATAAATGGAAACAGATAAGAAAACGGCAGAAGATTTCTATCAAAGTAAAAATGGAGGTAAATCTTCATTAGATGCAACAAACGACAAAGAATATATTACTCCTGTATTAGCAGTTATTTTAATGGAAGAATACCACCTATTCAAGCAGAAAGAAGAAGAATTATCATGTGAAGAAATAAAAAACGAAGGAATAAAATACCTCGAAGAAAAATATCCTGGTAAAGAGATTTTAAAACTTCCAGATATAAACGAAGGAGGTGAATTTATAGATTTTGCTATGGGTCTTCAAATTGGATATGACTTAGCAAAACATAAAGAAGAACAGGTGAGTGATGAGGATATTAAAAATGCGGCACTTGACTATATTGATTATGCAGATGACAAAGACACTTTAAAAACAAGGTATTTAACGAGAGATCAATATGCAAAAGAAGCATATATGCAAGGAGCAAAAGATTGTCGTGACAACAATATTTACAAAACATAATAATTACTAATAATTCAATAATTAGTAATACATACGAAAATGGATAACGTAATTTTAAAAGAGCAAAGATTGATTGCAAGAAAAGAATATGCCTGTGATGCGTGTGAAAACATGTGTGCTGATGATTTTATGAGTAATCCTAAGGGATATGGGGTTTCTTTTTCTGATATGAGGATAATGGTTAAAATAAGGCAGGAAGGATATAAGGTACTTAAAGGCACTCCATATTTGTATCAAGTTGGTATTTATGACAATAATTTTTATGCGATTCATTGCCGATTTGATGCCATAAAGTTATGTAATAAGTATGAACTATTTGAGGAATAATCAATAAAACAACCAAAGATGAAAACAACAGCAAAAGATTTAATGGATTGTCCTTTTTGTGGTGGTAAGGTAGAAATTGTACTCAGAGGTAATGATTTTACAAATAAAAGGAGTGCAGAGATAGAATGTTCTTATTGCCATACAAAACAAGCTACAGCAGCAAAACACAACACAATAGAGTGGTGTGAAGAGGTGGCTATTATAAGATGGAATACAAGGGCGTATAAATCACTTTCCATTCCTTTTCAATCATCAGTTGAAGTGACAGACAAAGAATTGTTAGGATTGTCCAAAGAAGAAATCCTACAACTTTATAAAAATTGCTATGCAATGCTTCAAAATTACATTAGTTTGTCTGGTGAAAAAGTAATTGACATTCCAACAATTACTACGACTGATTTTGAGATTAAAAAAACAGAATCAATAAAGTCAGCAGAGGAAATATTAAAAGATGAATTAAGTGAAAATATTTGGACTTTTATCTGCTCTTATCCTGTTGGACATGGAGAAAATATTATGCTTAAAGATTGGATTATTGAAGCCATGCAAGAATATGCTAACCAGTTCAGTCAGAAAGGAATGACGGATGAAGATATTAAAAATGCCGCTCTTGATTATATTGATTATGCAGATGACAAAGATACTTTAAAAACAAGGTATTTAACCAGAAGTCAATATGCAAAAGAAGCCTATATGCAAGGAGCAAAAGATTGTAGAGATAATAATATTTATATTTCTACGATTACAAAGGATGATAAAATGCATAAAGAGAAAGAAGTGCCATTGACGGCGGAAGAAGTTCTTTTAGAAGTTTTTGGATGCGATGATATTGAAGAATTAAAAAAGTACTTTAGTCAAGTTGATATTTCATCTAAAATGATTCTTAAGGCTATGCAAAATTTTGCCTCTCAATTTCAGCCAAAGAAGATAGTGTTGCCAAGTTATGAAACCAATGTTTAATTTAAAATACAAGATAAATGAAAAGCATGTTAGAAATTAATAAAAAAATTGACTCCATTGTTAGGAAGTTTAACAAATGGGAGGAAAAACCAGGAACAATCGAATTATTTATTAATGGCAAAATGACAAAAATACCCATTATCAGAAGATACATGAAAAGATATATTAAATTATGTCTACCAACTTTTTGTGATGCGGGGGATAATTGTTGTCATTATTTTGAGCGAAAAGAAAAGGGTTTCAAAATTGGATTATGTCAATATGCAGATTCTTATTATGATATATTATATGAAAAGTCTGTTGTTTTAGATAACCTTCAGTGGGAAGATGAAAAGAATTTATTTGATAAAATAAATAAGGTTCTTGAAAGAATTGCCATTTCTCCACAGATAATTAATTAAAGTGGCTTCGTAATTTGATTGAGAAACAGAAATGACCATGAAACCAATTCAAGTTAAACCTGGACTTTATACCATGTTTTACGAATATCTTAAACAGATAGCCTTATACTATGGATATAATTTAGTTATTCACGGCAGTATGCAAAGAGATTTGGATTTAATTGCTATCCCGTGGGTTGATAATCCCGGATCTGAACAAAAAATGATACAAGAATTTCAGGAATATTTAACTGGTATTCATACAACTGATCCGCAAGGGAATATACCATTTACTGTTTTACCTGGAGGTCGTCACTCTTTTATAATTGAATTAAATAGGGGTGATAAAAATGGGGAATGGGTACGATTTGCAGATCAGGAATATTATGTTGATATATCAGTTACTCAACTTCCTAAAATAGAGGAGAAACAGAAAGGGGTTATAACATCAAAAGACCTTACCGATATTGACCAGGCGAATGAAGAAAGAAAATAATTTTGTTTGTTAAATAGAAAAGGTTTAATTTTGATGCTATGATAAAATTGATTTTCGGGATATTAATAGTTGCATCCATTATCTTTATAATTTTGATTTGGGATCTTATTGATGATAAATTCGGGAAGGGATGAAAGAAATTGAATTAAAGGTCATTCCTATTTCACATGACATGACATTTGATATTTTTGATAATGGCATAGGAAAATTATCTCAAATTATAATTAATGCCTATATTAAAAAAGTAGATGATATATTTATTGCCTCACTAAGGAATAACGCAGATCCTCCCATAAGAGGGGAAATAACTAAAAGAAAAATAAGATATAGGGGCATTGAATTACATAAAACAGATGTTGGAAATTTTACATTTCAGCAACAATTATTTCAAAGAGGAAGGCCGATTTCTCCGGTAATCTCTTTTTATACTGAAATAAAATGAAAGAATCTAATTTACTATACGATTCCCCGCCCGAAGAAACCTGGTTCTTAAAGTTTGCAACACTTTTCTTGCCAACCGATCATCGGAAAATTTTGAACCGGCAGCCGATAATTTTCAGATGCAATAAATGCGGCTTAAATTGTGTGAGGTTTGTTTTAAATGAGAAGGTAATGAGTAACTAATGGCAGCACCAAAAAACAATGAATTTTGGAAACTTCGATCGAAACATGGAAGAGATAAAATCTTTGAAACTCCTTCTATAATGGTTGAAGCTTGCTATGAATATTTTAAATGGTGTGAAGAAACCCCATTGATAGAAGTTGATTTTAGAGGCTCAAATCCTCCTGTTAAAGTTGAATTACCCAAAATGAGAGCTTATACAATGCAGGGATTAACTTGCTTTCTTCATGTAAATACAGTTTACTTTAATCAATTTGAAGATTCTTTGAAAAAAAAGGATGATGAAATAAGTAAAGATTTTTCTAAAGTCATTACGCATGTGAGGGAAATAATATCAAATCAAAAGTTTGTTGGTGCTGCTGCTGGATTCTTAAATCCAAACATTATAGCTCGTGATTTAGGGCTTCATGACAAACAGGATATTGAACATTCCGGGATACCTCCATCAAATCTTAATATAATTGTTGACAAATCAGAGACTGCAGAGACATTAAAAAAACTTAGGGATGGAAGCAAAGCTAACTAATGTCTTTCATCGCACTGGAGAAGCACTTATAAAAGCCTTGAATGGTACCGGACCACGATTAATCATAAACCAGGGGGGACAGGGGTCTTCTAAAACATTTAGCATATTACAAGTCATTTACAATGCTTTATTAAGTAATCAAAAATATAAAACTACATTTTGCAGTTATGCACTCCCTCATCTGAAACAAGGCGTAATATCAGATTTTGATAACATACTTAATTCATTTGGCGAAAATTTAGGAGAAATTAAGTCTTCCCCGGCACAACCTGTTTATCATATTGGTAAATCAGAAATTAATTGCTATGGCGTCGAAGGTAATCTTGCAATGGCACATGGGCCAAGGAGGGACATTCTTTTTATAAACGAATGTAACCGCAAAATAACTTATGAAGTTTTCGATCAATTATTTTCAAGAAGCAGGATAACATTTTTGGATTTTAACCCGGATCAGGAATTCTGGTTGCATGAGAAAATATTGCCAAACTTTCCGCATGTGCTGATTAAGTCTAATTTTTCGGATAATCCTTATCTGCCCGAAGGAGAACTTCAAAATATATTAATGAAGAAGGATAAGCCAGGTTTTGAAAACTGGTGGAGAGTTTATGGACTGGGTGAATTAGGGAAGCTCGAAGGAGTTGTATTTTCTAATTGGAATTATGGTGATTTTGATACATCTTTATCATTTGGTTATGGATTAGATTTTGGATTTTACCCTGACCCTGATGCAATGGTAAAAGTAGCAATAGATCAGAAGCGAAAGCGTATTTATGTTAAAGAATGTTTTTATCAGACAAATCAATTGGTTGAAGATTTAAAAAATAATGTTTTACTTCATGTCGGCAGAAATGATTTAATTGTGGCTGATTCTGCAAGTCCGAGGATGATTGCAGAATTAAAAAGACAATTTAACATACGGGGTGTTATAAAAACAGCTGGCAGTGTTAATGAAGGAATCAGAATTTTACAAGACTATGAAATAATAATAGATCCTGATAGTCCTAATTTATCAAAAGAATTAAATAATTATATTTGGTCGGACAAAAAAGCAGGGATCCCTATTGATGCTTTTAATCATTTGATTGATCCTTTGAGATATTACGCGATGACACAACTATCTAAATCATCAGGAGTACAGATATGGCACTTGTAGTTGGCATTGATAAACTGACATTAAAAGAAATGATAAGCAATCTTTCTCTTTATGCAGGGTTGCCAGATGGGTTATCTCAATTGCCGGTTCCGGAATTTATAAAGATAAGACACAAAAAATTTTCTATTCCAAGGACATTAAAAGAATTTACAGATAATATTTGCTATGGGCAGCGGCTCTTTCTTGTGCGGAAAGAAGATAATGACTTTGGTTCGATAATTCGCATGATGGATGGGTATTATTATCCTTTGTCAACAAAAAAGAAATGGGATGAAGATAAAGCGTTATTATTTGGAAAATATATTTTAACTTTGAAAGTTAAAGATTTATACCCTATCGCCATGCATCTTATCTCTCTTGTTGGAGAAATGATTGAGAAGGAACAAAAACTTTTACACAGGAAGCCTTCTAAGCAGGAACTTGCAGCCGGGATAGAAAAGCTTAATGTCTTTTCTGATTTAACTTCACTTGATTTTTTACGAGATGTTATGAAATGCACCGTACCCGAAGTGCTATTAACTCCATACAATGAGTGTTTGGTAAGGTTTATGATAGCGCATGAGACTAATAGTTATCAAGAGCGGTATTTTGAAGAAATTCAAAAAAGCAGTAATACTAAAAATAAATTTCAATGAAAGAGATAAAATTAAGTCAAGTCAAAGTTGTATTTATATATGGGTTGATATGCCCGTTATCTAATAAGATCAGGTATATTGGTAAATCTATAAACCCCAAACAGAGATTTAAAAAGCATATTAATTATGAAATTAAATCGGATACACATAAAGCCCGTTGGTTAAATAAATTGATAAAACAAGGATTGATGCCTGAGTTAGTTATTATTGAGGAAACAAGCCTCGATCAATGGCAGGAAAGAGAGAAATATTGGATTGAATATTACAAGAATGATCTAACAAATGAAACTATTGGTGGTGACGGGAGGCAAGCAGGATGGAATCACAAGCAAGAATCAATTGATAAGATTATAGTTGCCCTAAAGCAAAGATCAAAAAAATGTAGAAGGGCTGCTGCAAAGAAGACATCAATAAAATTAACCGGAGGCCATGCTTCTGAAATTACAAAGCAAAGATTAAGTGTTTCTCATATTGAATATTGGAATAATCTTAGTGATAGGGAAAGAGAAAAGAGGACAAGTCATTTATTAAGAGTTTGGACAAATGAAAATAAAAGTAATTTATCTGCAACACTGACAGGATCAAAACACAAAAATACTACCTCTAAATATAGGGGCGTTTCTTGGTTTAAAAGAGATGAATGCTGGAGGACATGGATTTATTATAATGGCAAACAGAAACATCTTGGCTATTTCCAAACAGAAGAAGAGGCTGCACTTGCTTATGATGAGGCAGCTAAAATTCATTATGGAGAGTTCGCTAATTTAAATTTTAAGTAATGGTTACGAACAAACTGAAAACAATACTCACCGCTTCTGGCTGTACTCTGGTTATTTATGAGCAGGATAAGTTAGCCAATCTTCTGACAGATCAAAGCAACCAAAATGATATTATCGGTTTGATACTGCAAGTCAACGAAGTAGATTTAGAGATCAAGGCTAATGCGATTCCAGAACATTACAATCCTCTTTACATCGAGATTTTGCAACAGGTACGACTTGAAGATTCGGCTGATAATAATGAAACTAAATTTCAGGCACTGCTTGATAAATGCAAAGAGATTATTATAAGGATCATCGCCGATGCAGAATTTAAAACTATTCAGCCGATGCATCTTACAAAGATTTACGAAACAAAATACGATGCAAATGTCATAGGATGGTCAATGCCGTTCAATCTTTATTATTTAAAAAACGAAAATAGAACCCCTTGCGCATGAAAAAGTTAATGTTTTTATTCCTGATTATATTTATGTTTTCCTGTGATAAAGAAGAAAAGGAAACATGCTGGACGTGTATTGATAAATATGGAGTTGAAATATTAGACACGCAAATAATATGTGATCCTGTTATTGCAGCTGCTGAAAATGGTAAGCGATGGAAAGACAAATGGGGAGTATGGCATCTAATTACTTGTACTAAATGATAGGCATTGATTTAAAACCAGAATTGGAAGAGATGATTCGTCTGATAGGAGAGCGTAATTCTTATTCGGGTAATAAGATTTCCGATTCTATTATGAAAATGTTTTCAATTGAGATAACAGATTTGCATGATGGAATTCTTGTCCCGTACTGGCTGGGAGTTTTGGAAAAAGGCCGCGGCCCCCGTAAAAGCAATGTCGATACTGAACTCTATAAAAAGATTTATCGCTGGATGGGAAAACATAACATGTTTAAATCCGGTACGGCAAAAGGAAAATTGAGAGAGGCTAAATTTATTACATGGCATATAAATAAATATGGCAATAAACAATTCCAGAATAAAACATTTATTGATGTTTATACTACTGTTAGGAAAGAGACAATCGAAAAGATAAATAAAAAATTCAGTGATAAAATTGATAAAATAACTATGGAAATATTATGATAACTCTCGTCTCAATTCCGGCATATTCTGATTCTGTAAGCCCTCCGAATGTTTGCCGATGGGTCGCCACTGAATCACCAAATAATTTTCGTTTGCTCAGGCAAGACTGGCTCGTTTCCGGTGCAAATGCCGGAGGTTTTTTACAGTTAACATCAACAAATGATTACACGGGTAATGTGACTGATGACATTGCTGTTTATTGTTCCGCGACAAATCAGATGTATATTGGCAAGGTTACAAATATTGACGGCACATTCAGAATTATCACGACGGATATAGCTTGGATTGCCGGGATGAACATAACTTATTTTAATGATAATACTCTTTTTGGCGGGTATTATTTTGAAGGCAGATTAACTGTCAATGGAGTTCTTGAAGCATTGACAATAATTGCTTCACCTGATTCGTTCGGTTATGCTGACCTTGATGTTTCTGGAATATTGAGAATTAAAACATCACTTGGGAAGATTGGTGATTATACTTCCCGCATAATGAAAGAGACGACCAAGTCGGGTAATTTCTCATTTGAATACAGGGGATGTTGGTACGGCAGTTCAAATCCATGGATCCCTGAAGGCGGGGCAATATCTCCCCCGTCTGATGTTATTCCCTGGTATTATGCCGAGGCGATCAGAAGCGAGGAGCAAGGATCTAACTTATATGAGTTTGTTCCTACTGATATTTTCGATGCACCGTTCTTGAATCAATTTGATCAACCTGTTTATTTTCTCGGACTTCCATTCGACATTTCTTTTATACTTCCTGCGCTGGCAAGGGTAAGTCCGGCATCGGATATTACGGTAACGATAAAAATTTATGACTCGAATAATCTTTTGCTTGATACAGTAATTGAGACTGTTGTTGCAAATTCTCTTGAAGGATTTGTTAATTCTTTAAACATAGATCAGTCTTCTATCCCGACAAATGCATCTTATATAACGGCAGAAATAAGCGTATGAGATGCGGGTATAATCAATATGGTCTAATCAAGATTCCAATAAAAAAAGCCTGTTCCGGTTATTTTTTAAGATGGTATTATAACGGCTGGCATTATTGGTTCTTTCTTCCTGGCACGTTAACGATTAATACCGATGGTGAAAAATATCGAACAATAGGCACCCGAAAGATAGCAATGAACTCAGGGCAAATTACAAGAGGTCAGAGTAATGCTATCAGAACTATTGTTCACACGAGAGAAGTTTATCTGCTTACTGCGATAGGATGGATGAACATAAGAATCGAACCGGGGACTTTAAATATTTATGATAGTAAAATTACAGGGGGTGAACTTGAATTCGTTGCAATAATCGGGAGCCGGGAATTATCGTTAAGCGGTTATAGCCCCGTTGCTGATGTTCCTGTTATTCCTCCATCGACCGGTTATTGCGAAGTGGTAATAGGCACTCAGGTTTGGATGTGCAAGAACTGGGATTCAAACTGGCCGGGGTCGAAAGTTTATAATAATGATGAGGCGAACCGGGCTATTTATGGAGGCATGTATAATTTTAGTCAAATTAATTCTCCTGGTTTTTGTCCCGACGGATGGGATGTTCCAACGGAAGATGAATGGGATACAATGATTACATATCTTGGTGGTTCAGTGGTAGCGGGTGGTAAATTGAAAGAAATAGGTACAAGTCATTGGGATGCTCCGAATATGGGGGCTATTGATGATTATGGTTTTACTGCTTTGCCTACTGGTTATTTTGCAACAACGGATTTTCTAAACATGGGGGCGTATGGTTATTACTGGACAAAAAATTCATTGAGCGAATCAATGGCACGTGCAAAACAACTTGGTGCGGATACGGCAAGTGTTGCAAATCTTAATTGGCCTAAGTCGTTTTTTATAGGGGTGAGGCTGATAAAAAATGAACCCCATACTGTACAGACTTTTGATGATTGGTTTTTACCATCAAAAGATGAATTAAAGGCGATGTATGATGAATTACATCTTTATAGCCTTGGAAACTTTGATATTGGTTCGTATTATTTCAGTTCATCAGAGGTTAGTAATACATTAGTACACAATATCTCTTTTAATGATGGTTTGTTTTATAATTTTAATAAATCACTTGCTCATTGGGTTCGTGCCTGTCGTTTATTTACATCAGTTATTAATTATAATCTTAGAGACATTGGACCAGCAGGGGGGTTGATATTTTGGAAATCAGGTAATGATTATTTAGAAGCAGCTCCAACAGATCAAAGTGCAAGTCAAACGTGGAGTAATATAGATAATATCTTAATTGGTTCAACAGGAACAGCAATTGGTACTGGACAGGCAAATACGACAGCTATAATAGGACAAGCCGGACATATCGATAGTGCAGCAAAACTTTGTGATGATTTAATAATATATCATTAATGGAAATATTTAAAATATCGCTTATCACATTTTTTATTTCAGCTCTTATCCAGGAGCCCCATACGCCATTAGGTTGGTATGGCACATTGATTGACAGGTTGCCGTGGTATCTGAGAAAGCCGATAGGGGGTTGTTACAAGTGTCTTACTGGCGAAGTTTGTTTATGGTATTTTATATTTACAAAGCCATTTAATATTATCGAGTTTGGGTTTTTTATTTCTGCCGGGATATTCTGTTCGATGATTTATAATAAAATTTATTGTTTTTTATGCAAGTAGTCACTATTAAAATATTGATTTCAAATTGTACTTCAGGTATTTACCTGCGCTGGTGGTATAATGGCTGGCACTATTACAACTTTACCAATGGCTATGAAATACAAATGAACTCGGAAAATATTGATACTCAGGTAACGAGAATGTTTTCCCGCATTTCAAAAATAGAACGTCCGACTAAATTAAAAGCAGAATATTCTTATCAGGTAATTCTTGAAGGTATCACTGCAAAAAATATTCCAGGGTTTACAGGACTTCTTTTAGCTGAGAAAGTCGAACAATACGAATCAGGAACATGGCGGGAAGTTGATATAACCCGGGGCGATCATATAATCAAAGATGAAAATTCACCTGGTTATATTTTAAACTTTGAAATTACCCGCAAGGAACTACCATTAAAATCATCTGTTTATCAAAAGTCTCAGAAGCTTTATCTGGGGAATATCCTTTGTGATCTGGATGATAATGAAGTAATAGCACAAACAAAACAGACGAATAATATTGCAGAGATGCAAGACCGGCAATCTGATTTCACGGCACAATTTAAGATCCGGAAAACACGGGCAATGAAAGCTCTTTTTGAATTGTCAGGGGAAGTTGGGATAGATACAAATTTTCCTTACGAGAATCAGCAATGCAAGTTAATACAGGATGGTATTGAGATAATTACCGGTGGACAAATGATACTTGACCGGGTCGACGATCAGTATTATTACGTATCTATTTTATCGGGCAATCAGAATTTTTTTAAATCAATCGAATCTTTTAAAATAACTGATCTCACGTTAGCATCCACGAATCACACATGGAACGTGGCTACAATGGTAATCACCCATGCTGTTGATATTGATTATGTTTACCCGTTGTGTGAACCTTCTGATGATGGGGGGATATCACCTCTTACGGACGATGGTGACAGGATAGAAATGTATGGAGGATGGATCTGGCCTTTCGTAAAAGTAAAAGCAATATGGGATGAGATATTTTCAAATGCAGGTTATTCTTGTGAAGGAGATATATTGACAAATCCTATATTTTTAAAGCTTTTCATGCCTATTGTAAATTTAAAAATAACCGATACAAAGAAATATCTTTATTCAGCATCATGGAACGGGTACGCTAATTACGATAGTCTGGTTCCGTTTGGCTGGCCGGGAGCAGTATTAATTAATGGGGATTGGAATTTTCAATATGGTCATTATTATGCTCCATACACGGCGACTTATAAGTTTCATATTCACGTTTCAGAAGGAACTATTGCAAGTCCTGACGTGACGATATATCTTTACAGTGGCATGGCAAGCGTTGGTACCTTTACTTTACAAAGTAAAAGCTGGCTTGATACTACTGCTGAATATGAAATTGAATACACGGCAGCTGCTGGTGAACATCTTACATTTTGGGTTGACACTCATTATCCTTTTTATGCTTATATAATTTCAGTAACTGAAATAAGGGATGCTAAAATAGATTACTTATCTTATGTTGTTTGTAAAAATCATTTGCCTGATATTTCACAGGTTGAATTTATAAAGATGATTTGTAACATGTTCGGTTTAATTCCTGAAGTAACTGCGAGGGACAAAAAAATTAAGTTTTGGAACTATGAAGATCTTTATAAAAACATAGCTGTTGCAAGAGACTGGTCGGCATACCTTTCCGAACGTGATGATGAAATGGAATTCAAGTTTGGCGATTATGCACAAAATAATTATCTGAGATATAAAGAATCTGATGATGTTATAAAAGATCAGGGAAGAGGCATAATGCAGGTCAATGATGAGACCCTTGAGTTTGAAAAAGAAGTCATTGAATTACCCGTCTCGACATGTGATGAAGTTGCAGTGATGCCTACTAATTTTAGTGTCAATATATCCCGTATTAATTTTAATAAATGGAACTCGAAAACAAGTCTTTACGATCAGGAAGATTCTATTGATCCACGAATAGTATATGTAGATTTTACCAAAGAAACGACAGGACCGTTATATCAAAAAACTTTTGGAATAAGACCAACTGTTGCGCCCGGTGGGGCTACTGATGTAACTACGCCAAAAAAAGCATCATCATTGGAGGCATCGTTTTCTTATCTCGTGACTAATTATGCAGCTTTATCTCGGATGCTGACAAAAACTAATCTTCGAAGGGCAAAATTTAATTTGCCTGTTTATGAAGTTGCCGGGTTAAAACATTATGTACCTATCTATCTAAGTCAATATAAAGCATATTTTTATGTAAATGGAATTAATAATTATGTTCCCGGACAACTTTGTACTATTGATTTAATAAAATTGTAATCATGGCAGACGAAACTAAAAAATACCTGATAAATATTGAGAGTAATCTCAAAGAATATATTGATGAACTTGTTCAAGCTAAGAAAAAACTTGAAGATGCTAAATTAGCAGTTGATAATCTTAAATCAGGCCAATTCAAGTCCCGTGAGGAAATTGAAAAAACAAATGCTGCATATCGTCAGGCAAAAAAAGAGGTCAGTGATGCCACAAAGATGGTTGATCTTGCAACAAAGGCGAATAATTCCGAAACAGGAAGTCGAAAGCAGTTAAGTGAAATTCTTAACCTCCAGATGCAGGAACTTGGTAAGTTAGGGAATGCTTATATAATAAATGCCAAAGGGCAAAAAGAACTTAATCCATTATATATTGAACAGCGCAAACAAATTGCAGCTACAAAACAAGCTATTATTGATTATGATTTAGCATTGAATGATGGACGTTCAAATATTGGAAGATATGGAGAGAGCGTTAGTATTGCAATGAAGGAAGCCGGTAAAAATATTGTTAGTTTATTCCCTTCATTGCGACCTGTAATTAGTGGAATTAATAGCATTCAAAGAGCCATGAAAGAGGCCGGAACAACGGCTACAAGTTCATTTAAGGCAATTAAGGCAGACATTGCGACAACCGGAACGACGGCTACAAGTTCATTTAAGGCAATTAAGGCAGCCATTGCGACAACCGGAATAGGATTATTAGTTATTGCAGCAACGGCATTAGTTGCATTATTAGGTAAGTTAGGTATTGGAAAAATATTAATGGATAAATTTACTGATGCAATAGGATTGACAACCGTTGCGCAGGATAAGTTAGCAGAATCACAGAGAAAATCTAACGAAGCAAATATTGCCGGTCTTAATAATGAATTAACATTATTAAAGGCAAAAGGCGTTTCAATGGATGAGATATTTCAAAAACAGCTTGCTATTGCTAAAGCCAATTTTGAAATAGAAAGGGCTACAATATTAGCATACTCATTGTCTAAAAAGAATTTTGATTTAGCAGCCAAAGGAGGAGAGCAAGATTTAAAATTACAAGAAGCGAAAACTGCTTATTTCGCATTATTGGAATCACAAAACAAATCAGCATTTGATCAAGGCTCAAAGAATATAAATGATTTAACACTATTAAGAAAAGAAGGTTTAGATAAAGATTTATTAGTAATAGAACAATGGTATGCGGCGGAATCTACAAAGCATCTTAATGACTATTCATTATATTTATTGTACGAGGAGAAGAAAAAACAAGCACAATTAAAATATACTAAAGAAAGAGAAGACTCAATAAAAAAACAAAACATAGATGCAGAGAAAGAAGCACAGTCTTTTATTGATGAAACTCTGTCTCGAATGGATAAGGAAGCCGAAGCTAAATGGAATAGCGAGGTTGAATTTCAAAGAAAATTATTTGAACAAAGACGAAAAGCAGGGCAGGAGGAATACGATGCAAGAATAAAACAAGAGGAAGCCCTTGCAGATGCTGTTATTAAAATACAAGAATCAATGTCCGATTCTAAAATTAGAATTGCGGCAGCGGCAACTAATTTTTTAAGTTCAATAGCAGGAGAAAATAAGGTTTTACAAAATGCTTCTTTGATTGCAGATAAGGCTTTTGCAATAGCTCAAGTTGTTATTGCAACTACTAAGGCAAATGCAACTATCAGGGCAATGGCTGCCGCCTCTGTTCTCCCCGGGCCGGGATATTTAGCAAGGTTAGGTATTTCAATGGCAGCAGCGCAGGCTCCGATTAACTTAAATAGAATTGCAGCAGTAGCAGATATAGCAGCTATAATAGCAGCAACGGTGGCGGGTCTTTCAAGTAATTCTAAAAGTTCCGGCGGCGGGAGTTCTGCTCCAGCGCCTACCTCCATTTCATCTGCCCCAGCAACACAACGAATAACTGCCAACCAGGTAGGGCCAACAATTCTCACCCAACAACAGTTATCGCAGAATCAATTGAATGCTATGCCGAACCAGAATCTTTTAACCGCTGAAGATATTGCAAGGGCTTTGAGTAATATGCCAGCCCCGATAGTTACAGTAGAAGATATAAATGCAAAAACTAAATCAGTTAATAAAGTAAGCGTCCGGGCAAATATATGAACAGGTTCCAATATTTAAACGAAAATATAACCAGGATTAAGTCAGAGACTAAGCTCGGTTTAATATCAACATCAATTTTGCGACATTATGCAATTTATTCAAGATATGATTATTACAGGAAACTTGATAATAATGTTTCTTTATCAGTTATTTTAACAAGTGAAAATCTCAATATTTGCCAGAGTGCTGTTTTTAAAATTATAAAAAACATGGAGGAAGCTATATGAGATTTTCTGTTGTAATGCCGGTATATCTTTTGCCTTATGAAGTTAACGGGATAAGAAGCGCAAGCAACCCGGAAGATAAATTTATCCGTGCAGTCAGTTCCTTTCTTAATCAATCCTTTCAGGATGCCGAATTAATCATTATTTCAGATGGATGCGATAAGTCTATGGAAATTTATAATAAGGAATTTTCTATATACCCAAAAATAAGATTTAAAAAAATTCAGAAGCAACTATTATTCTCAGGCAATGTCCGGCAAACCGGTATTGAAATGGCTGGTGGTGAAATAATAACCTATCTGGATCATGATGATTTTATAGGAGTTGATCATTTGAAAATTATAAATGATAACTTTGATCCGAATTATAAATGGTGCTTTTATAATGATTATCTTATTCAGGGGAAAGAAAATAATGAACTGCTTTTCAAAATTCGAGAAGTAAGTCCTACATTATATTACATTGGAACCTCAATGATTTCGCATTTAAAAAGCTTAAATGTTCAATGGCCAGATGGTTACGCACATGACTGGCGAATGATTGAATCATGTTTATTGCCTCATCCCGGAATAAAAATTACCACTCCGCAATATTATGTTTGTCACTTTCATCCTAAAGATTTTTAATATGGCTAAAATTACTATTGTTATGACGTATTGGAACAGGCAAAGGCTTTTGGATAAGACCTTATATTCTTACACGCTTTCAAAATCAAGAGATTTTAAAGTTTTAATTATTGATAATAATTCTGATGAAGATATTAAATTACCGGCACTTCCTTTCGAGGTAGAAATTATTAAGCTAAAAAATGGGTATGATTATATTTCAGCTCATAACATGGGTTTTGTTCATGCTTTAAAAAGTGATCCTGAAATAATTATAATTACTCATTCCGAGTGCTACCATCAAGGAGACGTTATTAGTTATGCCAAAAGAGTAAGAGATAATTCTTATATTTCTTTTGGTTGCTATTCTTTATCCGAGGGACAAGAGCCGGAGACGGTTAAAATTAATGAACGGGGGAATACTTTTGATGGTGATTCAGCCTGGTATAATCATCCTATTTACCGGCCTGCAAAACATCATTTCTGTTCCGCTATCACGGCAAAGAATTTAAAACTACTCAATGGGTTTGATGAGAGATTTTCCGGGGGAGTGGCTTATGATGATGATTATTTTATTGAACAGATTACTAGGCTTGGATTAAGGATTGAAGAAACGACTTATCCTTTTGTTTTTCATCAATGGCATTTCTCGGCGTGGAAAACAAAATCTGATCTTATTTTCCGCAATAGGGCATTGTTTGATTCTTTGAAAAATGAAAAGAATTACAGGGCGATACATATTTTAACTCCTGACTTATGAAGATTTGCCCAATATCTGGAAGTACGAAAACAGTTGAATTTTTAAACTTGGGAAATGTTCCGCTTGTAAATAATCTTTGCACCACAAGAGAAGAATCTTTTGCTTGTCAGAAATTTCCTTTGGCAATTCAATTATTTACCGAAAGTAATTTAACATGCCTTACTGAAGTGGTTAATAAAGATAATTTATTTCTTAACTATCTTTACAGATCGGGCGTTAACAAGCCCTATCTCACTCATTGTGCAAAAATGTATGATTATCTTTCCCGTGTAATTGATTTTAAAGATAAGGACCTTGTAATAGATATTGGCGGTAATGATGGAAGCTTACTTAGAGAATTCAGAAAAGAAAACAGGAATTTGCATTATGTTAATATTGATTGTTCGAAAAGCTTTATCGAAATAAATAAAGAAACCGACCTGGAATATATTAATGAATATTTTTGCAACGATACTCAATTGCCATACAAGGCGAAACTTATAATCTCTACAAATGTTTTCCAGCACACCGAGCCTATCCGTTCTTTTGTTCAGGGTGTTGAAAGAAATCTTTCCAACGAGGGAATGTGGTGCCTGGAATTTCCTTATGTTCTTACAACGATTGCAAATGATAATTATGACCAGGTTTATCATGAACATATTTATTATTTTTGTCTCAGAAATATAATTGATCTTTTAGAACAGGAAGGATTAAAAGTAATTAATGTCTCTTACCACGACATGCACGCCGGCACGTTGAGAGTTTTGAGTGTTAAAAAATCTTCATCTCGGCAACCTGATAGTACAATTCTGTCTTTTTTAAATCTTGAAAGGACCTTAACTGAAGAATATTTTTTAAAATGGGGCAAACGAACTCAGGAGAAAATTTGTACCTATAAACAATTTATCATGGATCTTATTTCAAAAGGCAAATCTATTGCTGCATTTGGAGCAGCTGCCAAAGGGTGTGTATTTTTAAATAGTTGTGAAATTGATTATGGCCTCGTGAGATTTATTATTGATGATACTTCTTTTAAACAGGGTAAGTTTGTACCAGGTACCGGGATTGAGATTGTAAGCAGGGAAATTTTAAAAAATCAAAAGATAGATTATTTGATTATTTTAGCGCATAATTTTAAAGATTATATTATTAAATCTCTTAAAGAACAATTTGACGGTAAGTTTATAGTTATGTTTCCTGATATATCTATATATGAATAAATTAGTAATTGCCTATCATGCCTTTATTACGGGGAGTCATTATGAAATAATGATTAACGAGCAATACGGTAAATTGGTATCTTCAAAACTATTTGATAATTGTGATAAACTTTATATCGGCATTGTTGATGATGAATTATTACCGAATAGAACTGGATGGGTTAAGGACTGGTTTAAAAATTCACGTCATCCTGAAAAGGTTGAATCTGTAATTTATTCTGAAAATAATGAATTGACAGATACAATGAAATGGGTACGGGATTATTCAAAAGAAAACCCCGGCGATTATATTTTATTTTTTCACACTAAAGGAATTAGCCACTATGATCTACCAACTGAAGACTGGCGGCGATACATGGAATATTTTGTTATTTGGAACTGGAAAGATTGTATTGCAAAACTTAAAGAAGGCTATGGTTGCTGCGGGGTAATGTGGAACAGCAAAACTGTATGGGGTAATTTCCCCCATTTCTCGGGTGCTTTCTGGTGGGCAACTACTGATTACATAAATACCTTAAATCATTCTTATCTTGATCTCGATTGGAAATATTACCGGGAATTTTGGATAGGTTCAAATCCTGAATGTAAGGCTTTCGAATTTCACAACTCTAGGATGAATGATATTGAGGCTTTCCAGCAGGCAAGATCACATTATTCTGTTCGGTATCCCTTAGAAAATTATTGCAAGAAATGAAAACACTTGAAGAACTTAATTTTAAAGATGGTCTTTATTTAACTGATAAAGGAAGTATTCATAGTTACTTGAAATTTTATGATGCTATTTTTAAACAGTTCAAAGAGCGGGAAATTAATATCTTTGAAGTCGGTTATCAATACGGAGGGAGTTGTGAGTTATGGAAACAATATTTTCTTCATGCCAAAATCAGGGCAATAGACATAAAGAGATGGCAGCCAACTCCTGATAGAATTGATCTTAAACTCAGCAATGAATTTATAGAACCAAAGGGACGGGTAAGTCTTGATATTATAAGCATTAATGATTTACCTGAAGATTATTTTAAAGATTTCCATCCCGATATTGCAATTGATGACGGATCCCACGTTCTTGAAGATCAGATAATATTTATTAAAAAAGTTTATCCAGTTTTGAATAATGGCGGATATTTAATTGTAGAAGACATTCAGAATTTGGAGGCAGCATTACCAGAATTTAATAAACTTGGACTTCATATTTTTGTTGTAGATCAGCGTAAAGTATCAGGTGTTTATGATGATGTTTTTATATATTTTGTAAAGCCCGATCAATTTCATACTAATTAATTATGATTTGCTTAATAACACCAACCGGTAACAGGCCAATAGGATTTACTCTTTGCGCTCAGTGGATGCGGAACCAAATTTATAAAGAAAAAGTAACATGGATCATAGTTGATGATGGTTCCCCTATAAGCACAAATAATGTATCAGAAAACTTTCGTGAAGATTGGACAATTATTAAAGTTTACCCCAAACCTGTTTGGAATGTTGGACAAAACACGCAGGCCCGGAATATTGCCGCCGGGTTAAATGTGATGAAAACCATTAAAGACATTGAAGCTGTTTTTATTATTGAAGATGATGATTATTATCATCACAATTATTTAGACAGAATGATGGCTAATTTTGACACCTATTCTGTTATCGGTGAGAGAAATACGATTTATTACAATGTTCAATTCCGGCGATACGTTACTAACCCAAATACCATTCATGCCAGTTTATTTCAGACTGCTTTTACTTTGGATGCCTTACCAGTTTTTGAGCAATGTTTGCCAAATAAATTTATAGATAGTGTATTTTGGGCCAGAGCTCAGAATAAAAAAATATTTTACGAAAATGATCTTGCGATAGGGATCAAGGGTCTTCCGGGTCGGGGAGGCATAGGGGCCGGGCATAATAAAAACTTTGTTATGCGGGATGACAGAAATTTATCTTACTTGCGGGCATTAATAGGCAACGATGCAAAGAATTACGAACCATATTATAGAGATACATTACCAGAAAAACGTCAATTATTTCAAACAAGATGAAAAATATTACAGGAATTACAGTCGTGCATAACACTTTAGAGCTTTTCAAAAGAGCTTATGAAAGCATCAGGAAACATCATCCTGAGATGCTCATTATTATAGTCGATGGATCAGATTCTTATGATCCTTGTCGAAAATATGTAGAAAGCCTTTCGTCTCCTTATACGATGTTAATGCTTTGTCCCTCTAACATAGGACATGGCCGGGGAATGGATTTAGCATTACATCAAGTCAAAACTAAATATGCTTTGATATTTGATTCAGATATTGAAATGTTAAAAAGCCCGGTTGAACAAATGCTGACAATGATGGAGCCGGACACTTTCGGTGTGGGCTATACAGAACCTACCGGAGAAGATGGTTTTGAATACGGGGCGCATCCGCATCACAAGAACGAAACTCCGACAAGATACCTTCACCCTTACTTTCAACTTATCCAGGTTTCAGAATATTTTAAATACCCGCCTTATGTTCACCACGGAGCACCTTGCGTGCATACGATGAACGCTATAAAGAGAGCAGGACTCTCAGATAAGATCATCAAAGAATTTCCCGGTCTCGGCCATTCATCTTCTGCTGGGTGGAACTGGACGGGAGAAGCAAGAGAATGGATAAGGCATGATACAAGAGGCACAAGAGATGTTCGCACTTCAAAACATTTACCTGAAATAGAAGGAGGATGGATTTATGAAAGCAGCCGTTCTGGGACTGGGGGACTCTTTAAAAAACTTTAACGCATCTGATTTTGATTTATCAATAGGTGTTAATGATATTTGGCGACATGTAAAAACCGATGTCGTTGTGTGTCTTGATTATCCTAACATTTTTCCTTTTGATAGATTAAAAGTAATAAATGAATGTAAACCTAAAGCATTTTACAGTCAAATTGTGAAATGGGATACCCGCCCTGATTTTGTAAAAATAAATCTTACAGATGACTACCCGAATAATATTTGTAATTTAGATTTGCCAAAGTATTATAAATCATACTGTTCTCCTTTTGTTGCGGTGCAAATAGCATGGAAGGTTTACTTTGCTGATGAGATTCATTTATATGGGGTTGATCTCCTTAATCATCCGCATTTAGATCAGGCTTTATGTGCTAAAATCAAATTACATTTCAGAAATCTAAAGACCGCATTAACTCAAAAAGGCTGTGATTTAATTGTTTATGGTAGCGGAATTTTAAAAGATATTTAATATTATAGTTTATTTATTATTATTTAATTATCTTTGTATAGTAAATAATAACTATAATATGGGAAAATCAGTAGTAATTGAAAATGTAACAACAGAAGAATTAATGATTTCAATTCGGGAAATTATTAAGGATGAACTATTAAAAACCCTGCCTAAACAGGCTGTGTACATCACAAGGGAAGAGGTTAAAAACAGACTTGGAATCTGTTATCCTACATTGGATAAGGCTTTAAAAAATGGTACTCTTAAAGCGTACAGAATTAGAGGAAGGATACTTTTTAAAGAAGATGAACTTAATTTGCCTGAATTTTATTCGGTACATTTTGGGAAAAGAAAGAAACAATGAAACAGACTGAAATTGATAAAGCATTGATATTTCTCAATGAATTGAAACAAAAAAAGACTGAAAAGATTCTCTATCGTCGTGAACAAAATATTCGTGATAAAGAAAAACAGAGTAACCGATGCGCTGAATGGGGAAAAAGAAATAAAAACAAACGTGATAGATATCAACGTAAGGCAATACTTAAAAAATTATATGGCATATCACCACAACAATACTTAGATCGTTTTGAAACACAAAACGGTTGCTGCGCTATATGTGGTATTCATCAGGATAGTTTGAAAACTAAGTTAAATGTTGATCATGATCATAAAACAAAAGAAGTAAGAGGATTGCTTTGTGTAAAATGTAATTTTGCATTAGGGTATCTAAATGAAAACATAGAAATAGTTTATAACTTGTTAAACTATCTAAATAAATATAAAAAATAAGCGATGAGGAATTATTTAAAGCCTCTCCATTTTGGAGGGGCTTTTTTGTTACTATAAAAACACGTATAGAAGAAATTTATGTATTTACATAAGTTAATTTATGTAATGGATTTACATTTGTATATTCTAAAACATAAATTATGTGGACAGAAATTCAAACATGGGTAAACGGACTTGTCGATCTCGGCACTGATGTTTATAATTTTTGGCTCGAAAAAGTTGATGTAGATTTTTAATTTATGGAACCAACTATTTTAAAAATTTACGGCGACATTGGTGATTCTGATGAAGTAATGGGAAATATTTCCTCACAATCTATTGTTGAATTTCTTGAACAGAATAAAGAAGCAAAGGAACTTACTGTTAAAATTAATTCACGAGGCGGCGATGTACAGGAGGGTTGGGCAATATATGACTTGCTTACAAATTCAGGTAAAAAAATCAAAACCATTGGTGAGGGTAAAATTTATTCAATAGCAACAATCATTTTTCTGGCCGGTTCGGAAAGAGAGATAATGAAAAATGCAGATGGATTAATTCATAATCCATTTATTCCTCCTTACACGTTAGCGGATCAGTACGAATCAGGCGATCTTATTAAAATAGCTGAATCACTTCAGCAGGAAGAAGCAAAGATACTTAATTTTTATGTTGAAAAAACCGGTGCCGATAAAGCAAAGCTTGCTGATTATATGAAAGAAGATACAAAACTTTCTGCTGAAGACATGCTTACGCTGGGATTCGCAACTAAAATAATTGAACCGGTAAAAGCATTTGCAATTTTTAAACCAAAAAATAATTTTACAATGACAGAAAAAGATGTTAAAACTTTCGGGGAAAAGATAGATGCTATTCTCGAAAAAATAAAGAATCTTTCCCGTCTCCCTGCCAAAGATCAAACTTTGAAAGATAAGGATGGGAAAGAATTTAAACTTGATAAAGAAACCGGTGCGCCAGCAGTTGGCGATAAAGCTTCTCCTGATGGGTCTTTTGTAATGACCGATGGGAAGACGATTGTCATTACTAACGGTGCTGTAAGTGAAGTAAAAGAACCGGCCAAAACAGAACTTGATTTGGCAAACGAAAAGATTGCTGATTTACAGAAACAACTTGATGTTGAAAAGGCAAAAGTTGTTGATACTGAAAAAGTAAAAACGGAAGCAGAGGCAGAAAAGAGAGCCTTTGAAGCAGAAAAAATAAAAGCCGTTGCACTCGTGACAGAATTAAGCAATCTGAAAAATTCATGGAAACCTGAAGGAAGAACAAAATTCAGTTCTGTTGAAAAGGTCGGAGATATAAATCTCGACCAGGTACGTGAGATAATTAAAAACCATAAAGATAAATAATTATGCCAACTTCGCCCTCGTGTGGACACACACTCAATCTTGACAATCTCCATTTTACTGCTGACGAACTCAGATCGTTGAATGAACTTGTCGTAACTGCTGTTCTTGAAGCTCCGTCTCTGACAGATTTTCACACTCTTGTCACCGGGATAAAAAATGACAAACGCATTGGGATAATCCCCGGAACATTTGGACTTATCGGAAAAGCTGCCCAGGCTTGTAACCCAACTGCCCAGTGTTATGAGGACACTGCCATTGAAAAAACATGGGAACCGAAATATAAAGAAGTTATAATTGATATGTGTATTGATGAGATCACAAATTCACTAATGCGGCTTTATGTTGATTGTGCAAATCCTTATGATCTAACAAAGACACAGATTTTTGCATTTATTCAGGACTTGCTTGCAAAGGATCTTCCAAAAATGGTTTTTCGGACGGTTTGGTTCGATGATAAAAATGCAGCTCAATTCCCAGTTGGTAATATTACTCCCGGCGTTGACCCTGCTTTTTTTAATGTTATTGATGGCTTCTGGGTTCAGTTTGCGGCAATTTACGCCGCAAATCCGCTCCAGTTAAATGCACTTCCAGGTAATACACAGGCTACTTATGCATTACAGCAGTCAGTAGCTACTCCGCTGCTCATGTATAATGCAATCAATACGCTTATTGATAATGCAATTTCTGAACTGGCAGCACAACCGGATAGGGTTCTACTTGTCACAAGGTCAGTTTTTGACCGGTTGCGCAGACAACTCCAGGCTCTTGGTACCGCTTTTCAGGATTATAAGCTTATGATAAACGGTCTTGAATTTGCTACTTGGGATGGAATAAAGATTATATCTATTCCATTATGGGATCAGTGGATAAGGGCTTATGAAAATAATGGTACTCGCTGGAACGATCCTCACAGGGCAGTTTATACTACCGTTTCAAATTTAAATATCGGGTTAGCTTGTACTTCAGCCTTTGAAAATGTAAATTCATTTTATGATCCAAGGAGCCGCTATAATCGAATCGAGGCCACTGATGCGTTGGATGCAAAAATAATTGACGATCGTTTGCTGATGGTTGGAAGATAGGAGGTAAATTATGACAATAGGATGTAACCAAATTGTTGATTGTATCCTTAAAAACTGTGCGAATCTCGTACCGGGGATTAAGGATAAAGCTTATTTTATCAACTATGATGATGTTGATAAAGATTTAAGCACGTTCGATCCTTCCAATTCTTTGCTCTGTACTCAATTGGTTTTGAAAACAGTTTCCCCTCCGGCTTATGCGTATTGCGTTGAGGGATATAATTTTTCTAACGAGCATAAAACTTCGCTTGTTAAAAAAACTTATCAGAAAGTCTGGGAACAGGGATTTGTTTTTCGCATTTTTGATAATACTCCGGAAACAAAACTCTGGATTCAAAACGCTGTCGATAGCCGGTTCATGATTATTCAGGAGAATAACTACAACAAAGACGTTGCTCCATTGGCTGCCGGAAGAACCGTGTTTGAAATCCTTGGATGGGATTTTGGGTTGGAACTTAACGCCGCTGAACGTGATGCTAACTCTGATGAGATGCTTGGCGGATGGCTGTTGACTGCCGGATGCTCGGAAAAATTAAAAGAATCTTTGCCCCCGCTTGCATACTTTGTCGGTGGTACATTGGCCGCTACAAGAGCAGCACTTGCCTCAATGGTTGCTCCTTGTTGCCCGTAATAAGTGCGGTGTAAAAACCGCACTTTATTATGTTAATTGATGAAGTTCAATCGTTTGCAAGGGATTTTATAAATGTCAAATCTTTTCGCACATCAAAACGAAAAGCAAAGATAAGAGAGGCTTATAAAGAACTTACAGGCAAAGAAATTAAAATAACATGCAATACTTGTTATATCGAAGCATTATTAATAATCACAAATAGTAAAGTTATGGCAACAAGAAATTATGAATTAAAAAAAGGCGTTCTACTCCAGGCTTTTGGAGATGCATCAAAGACCTGCACGAATGATACATTAACAGATGAACTTGCTGAGTTCTATCTGAAAAATTATCCTGAGAAAGCAATATTCTTTTCAAAGATTCCTGCGCAGGGAGTGGTCAGGGTCACTGAACCAGAGATAAAAATCATACCGCCGGTTAAGATAGAAAAACCTGAACTTGAAAAAATTGAACCAGAAGTAAATGATTTAGTCGATGCGCTTATTGATCCAATCATAAAAGAACCTAAAAAACGCAAAACAAATACTAAAAAATAATGAGAGTATCCGCAGCAAAAACAGCCCCACGAGTTGAGCGGAACTCTTATATTACTTCAAAAAAAATAAAGGGTTACGGCAAGGACAATGATTATCCTCAGAAAGTTTTAGAAATAATAAATTCATCTGGCACAGGGAAAACCTGTTTTGATATTTACGTTAAATTTATTGAAGGGGCCGGGTTTACGGATCAATCGCTTGCCGAAACAGTTCTCAATTCAAAAGGCGAACGGTCAAATTCTCTGCTTAGAAAGTTTGCAAAGGATCTAAAAAGTTTTAATGGTTTTGCCTGTCTTATTAAATATAATGGGATGGGATTGCCTTATGAATATTTTAATATTCCTTTTGAACATTGTCGAATCGAAATAATAAATAAAGAATATACTGGTAGAATAGCTATTCATTCCGACTGGACAAACATTGAAGGAAAGCCTTTTAAAATGTCCGACGTAAAATTTATCAATAGATTTGATCCTTCAAAGGTAATTGAAGAAATGATGGAAGCCGGTGGGCCAGAGAATTATCTCGGTCAGATTTTTTATTTTACCGTTGATGGGGATTTTGAATATCCGATATGTCCTTTTGATCCCATTATCACGGACATGCTTACCGAGGAAAGCGTATCGACTGTAAAACATCGCAACGCCAAACATAATTTTCTTGCTGCCGGTATGCTGATTCGTAAAGGCATCAAGCCCCGGACTTTGAATGATGGTTCTATTGACCCAAAAGATCCTTATAACCAGCAACAAGTACAAAGTGCAGATGATATAAAAGCATGGCAAGGTGATGATCAGGCTTGTAAAATTATTTTAATCGATATTGATGCTGATGAAGAGGTACCAGAATATAAACCTTTTATTGCAAACAATTATGATCGTCAATTTGAATTAACTGAAAAAACGGTACAGGAAAATATAGGTAAAATGTTTATAATACCGCCAATATTAAGAGGTGTTGATATTGGTGCTGGCTTTGGTGCAGCTCTTATGAAAAATGCTTATGATTTTATGAATTCAACAGTTAATAATGAAAGAAGGATGTTAGAAATTTCATTCAAAGATTTGCTTGAATTATATACTACTTCATTTACTGATTTTTCGATTAAGCCAATTGAGTATGTTAGTAAAAATGAAGATATTAATGTTGAGTTACTTCCTGATCTTACGCGAAATGAAAGAAGGGCATTAATTGGATTTGAAGAAATAAAAACAGAAGAAGCTGAACAGTCTATTTTAGCTCAAGTATTGGGAATTGGAGGAACTCAGTCGCTTGTTGCGATAGTTATAGATCCGCTACTTACGCCTGAACAAAAAATACAACTTCTTATCAAATTATTTTCACTGAGTGAAGAAGATGCACGAATAATAATAGGACAATGATTGCTTTAGTTACTAAAACGGACTTGGATAATTTAAAATATGTGGCTGATTCTGTCAGGAACTCAACCGCATGGCCTCAATTTGTTTCTGAAGCAGAGTTGTTTGATATAAAGGTTTGGCTCGGTGATGCCTTACTTGATGAAATAGTTACTCAATTCTCCACATCTCCTCAGACTATATCAACAGCAAATCAACTATTGCTTGATGGTGGAACTTATATTTATCAATCAAAAACTTATCTTTTCCAGGGACTTAAAAATTGTATAATTTACTATGCTTTTGCCAGGTTCACGAATCGAATTTCTTTTAATTACACCGCCGCCGGGATAGTTATAAAAGATAGTGATCTGTCAACGCCTATCTCAGACAAAGTCATGCAACGACTTGAAACTGAATCAAGGTTAATGGCCGATGCTATAAAATGCGAAATACAAACTTTTTTAAATAGAAATTATGCGAATTATCCACTTTGGCGAAATCAGAATGGCACTTGTGGAAGTTCTTGCGGTAGTAACGGAAGGATACAAATAATTGGTGATTAAATTTAAAAGCTATGAATACAAACATGGGTAATATTATTTCACAGAAACTTATTGATGTTTCTTTGCAGGATTTCGAGGATAATGATGGATTCTTTTTTCGTTGTCAAACGGCGGGAAATATAAAACATTGTGCCTTGAACGATGCTGATGATCTGGCCGTAATTGATGCTTTTGATGCATCGCCCAAATTTGACAATCCGGAGATTTGCAGAAAAATATTTAAAACCGGGACTACTGCGACATTGATTTATGTCGGGTACGGCGTATAAATTGTTTTAACATGGGAATTCGACTTAATATAGGTGGATTAAAACTCGGTTCTTCCTCTGGTAGTTCGTGGACTCCACAATCTCTTGTAGTTGAAAATGCACAACCAACAAAGGTCGTGATGACTTCAACAAAGGCAGATACTTCGCTTGTAGCATCTGATTTTACTATTGCAGGATTTACTGTTAGTTCGCTTGCAAGGGATGCTACAAATAAAATTCTGACACTTACTCTTTCTACTGCGGTTGTTTATGGCGATGTTTTGAATGTAGTTTTTAAAGGTACATCTTATCCTGTTACAAATAATATTGCAGGCATTGGCTTTATAACAGAATGGACTGTATCAGGCGATGCAACAGCAAGGACAATAACACTACCTTTAGTTAACACAAGGACGGAAGGGGCGTTAGCTTATGATTGTATAATTGATTGGGGTGACGGAACTGCAACATCTCATGTGACTGCCTATAATGATGCTGCAAGAGCGCATACTTATGCTGCCAATGGTACTTATCAGGTTAACATAACAGGCACTTGCGAGGGGTGGAGCTTTAATAACGCAGGTGATAAATTAAAAATTACAAAGGTCATTAACTGGGGAACTGCAGGGGTATTTAATGGGTTTAAATATCTGTATAGAGCCTTTTATGGATGCACAAATTTAACTTCATTGGGTACAGGTAAGATACTTGCAAGCGGAACAGGTGTATTAACTCAGGGTTTTGCTGAGTTCTGTTTTAACTGTAATGCGTTAACTGCTATTCCTGCGGGGTTGTTTGATAATCATACATCATTAACTACAACAGCTTTTCAGAGTGCCTTCAATCATTGTATTGCCATTACAGAGATCCCTGCGGATTTATTCAAATACAATACATTAGTTACTACTTATGCCTTTAGTATGTGCTTTTTCCAATGTACATCACTCGTTACTGTTCCTGCAGACTTGTTCAGATACAATACATCAATAACTATATGGGGATTTAATCAAACATTTAGGGAATGCTCTTCAATAGTTACGTTACCTAATGATTTATTCAGGTATAACACAACGTGTACTACTTATGCTTTCAGAGATACGTTTCAGGGATGTTCATCACTTTCAGCAATACCACAAGATATATTCAGGTATAATATTAATGTATCTACCCATTCGTTTGAAGGTACATTTATTACATGTACTTCACTTACAACCCTGCCAACAGACCTGTTTAGATACAATACTCTTGCTGACAACTTCTTTGTAACATTTCAGGGGTGTTCAAATCTTGAAACATTATGTCCTGATTTGTTCAGGTATAATTTACTTGTCACAACTGATGGATTTGAGGGAACATTTAAGGATTGTGTAAAACTACAATTGCGTTCAGATATTTTTGGGCCAGACTTAACTACAAGATTTTTATATGCAGGAGTAAGTGATTTTAATGAATGTTTTGATCGTGCTTCATTTAGTGGAACACAAGGTACTGCTCCTGATTTATGGAATGCTACGTTTCCAGAGGTATGGGAGGTTAGTGTTCGTCCTGCCGTTGCATGGGTTGAAGGGGATATAATAACAGGTCAAACAAGCGGAGTTACAGGTACATTTTACGGATGGTATGGTACATGGAAAATATTATTAAAAGATGTTACGGGAAATTATACATCAGATGAGATAATAGGAGTAACCGGAGTACCTACCAAACTTGCAAATCAAGGAGTTGGTTATCCTATTGAAACATCTCCACTTATAAGTACAAATTGTTTTAACGGAGCAGGAAATAGTTTAACAAGTATAAGTAATTACGCATCAATACCAGCCCCGTGGCTGTAGAGTCGGTATACAACGCAACGACAAGAAAAAATGGATAATTAATATAACGAGAGATGAGTGAATCGGAAAAATCAATAGTTGAGCAATATTGTAAAAAAATGGATGATCGGTATTTAAGTCTGATGAAAGTCATATATGGATTAATCATTGTGATACTTGGCGCAGGAGCAATTCAGTTTGTAAGTTTCGGGGCTACAAAAAATCAAGTAGAAAGTTTACAAAAATCTGTTGACTTTGTAAGTAAGGATTATATACCTACAATGCTTCTCGAAGGGTTATTAAAAAATCAGAATTATCAGACTCAGGAAATCGTTGCAACAATAAACGGGGATAAGCAAAGAGTGAAAGAAATTAATGAAAAATATCTTGACTTTCAAAAGACGATGTTAAATAATTTCATCCAGCAACGTGGAGGATATACAAATATAACTAGGGGAGGGAAAAAGTAAATGAATAGATTTTCAGAAATAAGCAAAGCAAGATTAAAAACTTGTCATTCCGATTTACAAATTCTTTGTAACCGGTTAATCGAAAGATATGATTTTACAATCGTTTGCGGACACCGGGGAGAAGAAGATCAGAATAAAGCT